ACCGAATTTCATTTTATATGGACAGAAGGGGATGCTTACAAACCTCTAATAGAACAATTTAGGTTTAAAAACATATTAGAACAAAAGTGTACCGAAAATAACATCTCATTTACTGATTATATAGTACCAATCGGGTCTATTACCGTACCATATGTTGAAGATGCTGATAATAAGTTTATTTTAAGACAGGCTTTTGATACTACCGCTTTAGTGGATGAAACATATTGTGCTGATAAATTTGAGTTTTTCTCTCTTATGTCAGAATCTCAATATATACCAAAAACACACTTTACATCAGATACTTTATCTTTAAATTCGTTGGACGGTGTTGATTTTGATACTACAACAAACCCAAATGTTTTAATTAAGGCTAGATACCCAAGTTATGATGTTATGACACACCCTGAATTATATAGGGTTTCAAATAGTTCGGAATTAACTATATTAAAAAGTGGAGTGGAATCAAACCATATGGCTCAAGAATTTGTATTTTCTGAAAGTAATTTAGTAGATGGAAGATACTCGATTATAAGAAGTATCGATATCATATATGGTTCATCATTAGATGTCATTAATATGGGTGGATATACACAATCGGCAATGATACCATTATCGTTTGCGTCGGATGAATTTGTTACCGGTACAAATAAATTAAATCAAAAAAGTAGATATAAATATATCACTAAGGAATTAGGTAACTACGCTAAGAATGACTATCACACCGATGATGATAGTGTTATTTTAAATTTTAATGGTACATTAAAAGATGTGACCACCATACAAATAGGTGATTTAGTTCGTAGTATTGATTTTGTCGATTTTAACGATAACCACGGAGCATATTTTGAACAAAATAAAATTGAAACATTTGGTTGGGACAGTACACTACAACAATCTAACGATACATTAATACAAACAGGAACAACATTGGATAATATGGTTTCTTCTCAAGTGGATACCATATTTATAAAAATAACATTAGAGGATGGTCGAACTTGGACAGATGCACCGTCTTGTACATATTACATTGAAGAATCTGGATCAACGGCAACAAGATTTGAAAAGGTTAATAAATTATATGTTGGGGATAAGTTGGTAATTACCGATAGTAATACTAACGAATTAACGACTGTTGCAATTACAGGTTTAGAAATGGAACACGCTCAGAAAACTATCTATGGTTTTGATTTTGAACCATCTGATTTATTCTTAGTAGATTTTGGTGAAGGTGATTTTGGTGTAATGCATAATTCGTGTTGGTGCCCTTATAGTTATTGTGGGAATTGGTGTCGAGAAGCTTGGTGTGCAAGTTGTGATTCTCCTGGACCACCACCCCCAAAATTATAAATAAATAAATAAATAAATTAAAATAAAAATATTATGGCAGTAAAAGTAAGAACAGAAAGACCCCCACAAACAATTAAACCAATTATTGCATCATTATCTAACGATTTAAAGGTTAAAGTGTCAACCGCGTTTCAATCAGTGGTAAGTGCAATCAAAGTTAAACACTTGGGGGAATAAGATAATGTTTTATGAAATTATTCACATATGGGGATAGTTGGACTGAGGGGGTTGGTGGAAATATTGAAGATGAATATACTACTGATAGCCCAGAACAAAGGACAATAATAAGACAAAAATATTGTTGGCCAAAACACTTATCAGACCTACTTGAATGTGAAGTTAAAAATAATGGTGTTGGAGCATTCTCTAATAATGCAATATTTAATTCAATTTGTTATCAATTAAAAAACGAAATCGTCACTCAAGACGATTTCGTTGTTATTATGTGGTCATCATCTTTAAGGGATGAACTACCTTTTTTCCCAAATGAAACAAGTTTTCACATTTGGGGTAAGAGATACACAAGTAAACAACACCTTTTAAAATATATTTTGGACGGGTTTAATGGTGACAATTCAAAGTATAATAGAGCCGAGAAAAATTTTAGAGATTATTATATTAGTAATTTATTTAATGACACTTACTATGATATAGTGAATCAAAACTACATATTACACCTTCAATTTATGTTTAAAGAATTGGGAATTAGATATCTTTTTTGCGATGCGTTTGATGTTATGATTAACAAAAATATTTATGAGTTAGTTGATAAAACTCATTTAATAGATGGTGATAGATATTGGGGGTATCGAAATAAAACAATGGCAAATTTATTAATTGATACCAATAGAAAAGATGTATGGGAAGATAATACTAATTGGAAAAATACTACGGCGGGTAAGCACCCAAGTAGTAATGGTTATAAATTAATAGCAAATGAATTATATAAATTTATAAATGAAGGTAATTTATTAGTATATAATAAATCAAAAAATTCGCATCTATTATGAACTATGCTATAAATAATAATTTTTGTGATAAAGAGGAAGCTAAATCTATAATTGATTTTTGTATTAAAAATGGAGAACCCTTTTCTTATAATCCAAATGAGCAATGGGATTGTAGAAGAATGTATGATGACGAATTTAAAAAAAAGATAATTAAAGCATTAACTAACAACTATAAAAACGGAAATTTTAAATTGTGGTTCGACTATTCTACATTTAATCTAAAAAACTTTAATATTAGTCTGACCTCATATTACGATGGTAGATATCTCAACTTACATAAAGATAAATCAAGTGAATTAACTACTGTAATTGTTCTTTCTGATAATTTTGAAGGAGGACAATTTGTATTAACTGAACAAAATAACCCACCATTTCATTTTGAAACATTAGAGGGATTAACTATTTGTGATTTAAAATTAGGGGATTGTATTTCATTTAATGGATTGTCAACTTATCACGGAGTGTTACCGGTAACAAATGGAACGAGGTATGCCTTGAATATTTGGATGACAGAAACTGATTTTGATTACCCTAAATTAAAATCTAATAAAACTGTTATATAATGTTAACTAAAAAAAATAATATATACGTTTGCGGTGATAGTTTCGTAGATTGGGATTTACCCGAAATACATTGGACGGATTATTTATCTAACCATTATAATGTTATTAAATTGGGAAAATTTGGTTCCGATAATAATTCCATATTATACCAAACGGGAAATATACCAAATTATGTGGAAGGTGATAGAATAGTCATAGTCTTTACTGCACCGGGTAGATTCCCACGAAGATATTTTGGAGAAAGAGATACAAATCACAACTTAAAATATTTAAATTGGGAATGGTATAGTGATAAATCGTTTGCGAAAAAACTATTAGAATTAAGAGTCAAAGAAACTGAAAGTTGGTATAATGGAGATAGAGACGCGGAAATTTTATTTATTAAAAAATTAAAACATTTTTATAAAAATTATGAACCAATCTTTGTGACGTGGAATGATGATTTTTATGAAAAAACAAAAGAGTTTGTTGAATTAATAAAAGTAACTTCTATTGCGGATGAGGGTGGAGACGTAATAGATTGGCATCCAGGTACAAGAGGTTGTTATGATTTTTATCTTAAATTACATAAATTTTTAAATGTGGATGAACCAATTATAGAATTTAAAAATAATACAAATAAACTAATATGAAACTATCAATCGATGATTTAGTTTTTTTAAAATCTGAATTAAATAACACTCGAATAATGAATGAAGAGGATTTGGTATACATAAAAGCATCACATCCTCAATTATATTTTGCAACACAACTTAAAAAAGATGAGGGAGTTTCCCTTTTCCCCAATAATAGTTGGGTATATACTTTAGAAAATAAAAAGTTAAATGAATTTATTTGTAATAAATTTGAAGAACCTATTGATAATTTATATATAATACATAGATTAATATATGGTGAAAATGGTTATGCTAAAAAACATAAAGATAGATTTACAACACATAAGACAGTTAGTATCCTATTATCATCTGACTTTACTGGTGGTGAAATGTATATAAATGATAAAAACGTATCATTAAAAAATGAAGGAGATTATGTTGTGTTTAACGGCGGCAAAGAATCTCACGAAGTAAAAAAAATAACCTCCGGAGAACGAGATGTGTTGATAATATGGTTTTCTAAAAAGAAAGCAAAATTTAGTATTATATGAGTATATTAATAATTGCGTTACCGAGAACAGGATCATCCGAATTAGGTAGAAGACTATCCACTTATAATAAATTTAAATATGAATTTGAACCATTTAACCCAAGTGTTGGGTTACCACCATTAACCGACTTTAAAAAAATTGTTCTTAAAACTATCATATTTCATTTACCATACTATGTGAATGAAGAAAATAGAATTAATTGGTTAATTGAATTAACAAAAAATTTTGGTGAAGTTGTTTTATTATCAAGAAAAAATTTAATCGATTGTGCAGAGAGTTGGTCTTATTTAATACACAAAGAAAAAAGTTTTAAATCCAATCAACCATATCTTTGGGAAAAAACTCCCAATTATGATAAAGAATATGGTAACATAATAAAATGGAATGAGGAGTTAACGTTCATATCAAATGAATTAAAAATACCTATTACCTATTATGAAGATATATACAATTCCAATGAAAACGGTAAATTGAGAAAGGGAAATTTAAATGATTACGAAAAAAAAATAATTTAGATAGTGAAAATATATATTCATCACCCATACCAAAAACAAATATTTTATACGTTATGTCATAACACCACGGATCGAAAATATTTTATTGATGGGGATGGGGGCATAATAACTTGTGAATATAAAAACACACCTATAGAATTTGTTTTTAAAAGAGAAATTAGTTTTGAGAATGATGGTTATCACATCTTGGA